CTTTCTTAACGGAAGCTAAGTCTTGAAATTTCTTTTGATATGCTTTTTCTAGTGATTTATGAGCCTGTTTTGCATATTCTTTTGCTTGCGGGTCTTCAATACTTTCAATGTCACTAGAGCTGAAGCTATCATTAGTTGTTGTTTCTGGAGCTTTAGTTTCTTCGGCTTTAAACGAAGCGACTCGCTCAGAAAGAGATTTTTCTGGTATAGCTTGTGGTTCTGCCTGTACTTCTGGTGTTGCTGTTGTTTCTGTTGTCAATGAACTATCGGTTTCCATAACTCTGCTCCTGTTGGTTTACAGTTGGTTTAGAAAATACCTTCTTCTTTAAAATTTAATTCATGTTCTGCGCCACTAAAGTTCATACCAAGGTCTTTTTGCATATATTCGATTTCTCGTCCACTAAATTTAATGTTGCCTTTCTTGTCTGCCTTGTGACGTATATTACTAATAAATCTTTTAGTCTTCTCGGTGGTTACGTAATCTTTGCGTTTATTCTTTGTGCTAGACTCTAAAATGCCTTCTGCCATGTCTAATGGTAAGTAATTTCCACGGCGCAAGAGATACTTAAAGTGTTCCTTACCTTCGACCCAGACACCCATGGCTTGATTATAGTGTTTATATTCATGCTCTTCAAGGTTTCCAAAATACTTCACCATCTGTTTTTCAGTTAGGGCTGGCATTAAACGGCAAAGAACTGTTCATTAAGGTTAACTCCAGCGTTTTTAAGAGCAAGGAATATATCTTTATTCGGGTCTACTGAAAATGTCTTATCGGCTACGGTAATAACAAATGCGTGTTCACGGAGTTCTATTGAAGTTATTAGTAAAGGATTAATCATTGTGTTTTTGTCTATGTGTAAAAGTTCCATTAAACACTCCTTACGCTTGGTTTAGCAAGTGGCGAACGTGATCCAGTGCTTGCTTGTTTATCTTGAAACTCTTGGAATAATGCTGCTTGAGCTTGAATAAGTGCGTCTAAGGTTTGGTTAACTTGTCCAAGGGCTTGTAAGATTCGTTGGATTGAAGAATAGACTTGTAGTTTAGCTGTATGGTCGTCGCCTTCTTTTGGCGGGAACGGTATTTGCTGGTTCATTAAAGTAGACTCTACATTAGCTTGAGCTTCCTTTAATTGATTAACCGCAACAACCCCGCCTATGTCGTCTGGCTGTACGTTTCTAAACACATCTGGATTGTTAATCTTTTGACGCAGAAGTATCTGTTCAATAATAGGAGTAAGGTTAATAGTCTTGCCTTCTTGTAAAAGCTTTGACCTGATTTCTGGTTGGACTATTGCTTGTACCATCATAGATAAAGTTTCGTTTAGAGTACGTAATTCTTCTTGTGGGTTTTCAGGTAACATTGAGATTACATCTAAGTCTACGTCAACGTCTGCCTGAAGTTCTTCTTTACTTGGATTCTCGCTCCACTCTAAGTCAAGACTACCGATAACACGAACAGCGTCTTTAATTGTCATAAACTGCTTGTTAAGTTGGTTAAGATATAATAGAGAGTCTTTAAGAAACTCAGCCATAATGTCTTGGCGATACGCAGGTCTAGCACCACCACCAGCCGACCTTAGTTTAACAGATGCCGCCGACTCTTCACCACTTCTTAAAAACCCTCGTTTTAAATCCGTAACGCCGGACTTATCTTCAAGGTTTTGTTGAATACGTTGGTCAAGTGTATATAGTTCGCTTGATGCCTGCCCGCCAGGTGACGCTACGAACATTCTGTCACGAGGGTTGCCAGACTCAAACTTAATAATAGTGTTCTGCCCGTTTGTTACTGCGGAAATATCGTCTTCGTTTGCACCTTCTTCACTAATACCAATCCAGACTTTACCTGTTTCCTGTGCGTTCTCTAACTGTTGGTTAATAATAATGTTCTTCTGGTCAGCTATTTGTTTATAAGTAGACGGGTCGTCCATCCCCATCATTGCATCGTTGACTGGTATAAACTCAAGTATCTTTCCAGGGAACCCTTCTGCTTTAATATCCCAAGGGTTTTCACGAAGAGGTTTATCCTGCTCGTTGGTTAGTAAAAGAATCCAGCCCTTACTACCCTTACGTTTCTCTTTCTTGGTAGGTCTTAGAAATATTTCATAAACTGTCACAAACTGACTATATTGAGACTTTTTAAACTTTTCATCTGTAAAGCTTAATAAGTCTTTCATTACACGGCTTGGGACTACTGTATCGGTTCCTTGCTTTCCTATGTTTTGCTTTAGTGTAGAAGCTTTGCCGACAATATTCCCGAAGCCTTTAAAACCCTTAATTAACTTTTGGTCAACATCTAAATCTTCGTCTTCAATTAAGTCTACTAGCGGTATATCAAAACTACGTCCGACCCATTTAGCTTCGTCAAGGTTGCTGATTGATACCTTGGGGTCTTTAAGGAATTTAAGAGGGGATACACGCCGAGTAAAAATCTTTTCATCTTCTATATATATACTTTGTTCTTCTGTCATACCGAAACTGCCTTTATAGCCGTGCCATAATACTCCGTAGGGAAATAATAAAGCGTCAGTAAGAACCTTACGTGTTTGGTTTTTATAGTCTACGTGTTTCTGGGTGATAAGATAGTTAAGAATGCTCTCTTGAGTTTTAGCAGATTTTTGTGACTCAGCTTGAACTTCTTCCATCTTACCGCTTTTAGGATTGCGCTTTTTAGTTAGAAATGTTTTGTTTCTTGGCTTTAAGAATACTCGTGGGTTACGGAAGAAGATTGAAGGTAGGTTGTTTTGAATGACAGGATAGATTTCATTTAAGACAATATCCCATGCCGCACCAAGACTTGAAACGTGTCTACCTGTATATCTCTGAACATTTTCTGCAACGATTGGCTCAAGTTCTTCTTCAATATACTTCTCCGCCATTACGATTTCGTTGCGTAAAGCAAACAATCTTTCATCAGATAACTTTAATTTTGCCAAGACTTTTCTCCTTAATAAAAAAAGGGCTACTTGAGTTTGGGTCCCAAATAGCCCTTAAACATTGAAAGGAGGACATGATGCGTCCACCAAATAGATATACCATAAAAAGTATTATGTGTCAACTGTTTATATTTTATATTGTTTATGTATTGGATTTCCCTACGGGAAATGGTAATTTTAAAAGCAAAAGCGAAAAGCGATAGGTCAGCGAAAACTCTCTTGGGCGGGCAGTTGAAAGTTCTTATTCTTCCTACCATAGACATACTTTTCCTTACTTTTGCTATGAAACTTCTTAGACAACTTCCTATACCACTCAAACTCGTTATCCTTAGCGTCAACTTTCCTCCCAGACTTTGGGTATTCAAGTAGCTGGACTAAACCCTGTTCTGCGTCTGGCAAATCATCGTGCGTACCAAACGGCACACGTATAAGCTGACTTTCAAGTTCGCCCATGTTACGCAAATGATAGATTGAGTTCTGGGAGTATCGAGGCTGTAGTCTAGTAATAATCCTCTCATTCTTGTCTTTATCCCAAGCCAAATCTTTAAACCAGAGGAAATGATTACGCTTACGCATCTCCTGTTTCAGTAAATGTTTAATGACCTTCTCTAGTTTAGCTTTCTCAAACCCTATTGGCACAGAGGAACCTGTCATACTCTTTAACTTAGCCTCCATATTAAACAAGACTTCATAAATCTCATTAGGTCTCAACCCCTTTTTACACAAGTAAGTATAAATTAACAAATCATTATTAGGCGTAAGGAACGCTGGCATTATAACAGAATAGTCACTCGTCCTTTTCTCCTCCCAAGCTAAATCACAGGCAATCGCCGCCTTACAATCCCTTAGACTAAACTTATGCTTAACATACTCGCCGTCTAACAACATAGCGTGTCCATCTTCAATACGCCAGTACCGAAAGTCTTCACGCTTAATCTGGCTCATCAATCCACTCACAGGGTCATTCTGACATTCCTTAGCAAACCCTTCTGGGTCATCTTGCTCCCACTTATCTAACGCCTTAACGGTCTTCCACTCCTCCCAGAGAGAATGTTTAACCCCATCAACCTCATACCGCCCTTGGTACTTAATCCGCCTATAGTTCTTATAATACTCAGGAGACACGAACTTCGCCATTAGACTATCGTCATGAAAGATTGTGCCGATAATAACTATCTGATGGTTAAGGTATTCGGGTCCAGGAGTGAAGATTGCAGGCACTACAGACTGGTCATAGATTTCCTTTAGCTCACGTCTACGGTCTGGATTACGCACCATAACATCATCCTCAAGGTCATCAATGAGTATCAAGTCAGGTCGCCAAGCATCAAACTTCTCACCACGTACCTTACCCATCTGGTCACGACCAAAACAAACTATTCTTGTCTTAAACCCATCTGGGTGTACGAACACCGTATCGTCTTCCCTGTCCTTAACAATAGTAAGCTGATAATCCGCAGCTAGTTTATCGTTATGGTTAACTTCCGTCTTAATATTAGCAAGAATAGACGAAGCTTTATCCGCCGTAGACGCTAGTATAATGATATGGTGTTTCTTTTTAAAGAAAAGGCAGTGGGCGGGGTAGAGAAAGGCTAACATTGTAGACTTCGCACTCCCTCTCGGAGCAGCACAAGCAAAGAACTGATACTTCTGCACCTCAGCTAATATCTTTAAATGAAAGGCTGGAGTCTTCGCCCGAAAGTGATGGGAGAAATAGTATTTCCCGAAGAGAAAGATGTTGTTTGAGAAGACTTCACGTATCTCAGTGTTTATATTAGCGCAGATTTCATTGTAGTCTTCCATTAAATCTCATAAGGTTTACGAGTGCTAAACTCCGCCTGCTTACCAAGGTTCCATCCGCTGACAGGTCTAAGATAGCCTACTACTCGACTGTAGATTTCACACTTATTCTTAAACATCCTATCGCACTCATCGCATACATAAACCGTATTGCCAGTCCTACTGTCTATACACTCCGCATAGCTTTCATGTTTACATTCACTCATTTCAACACCTCACTGTAAATCCAGACTATATACGCAAGTAGGATACTAAACGCTAGGAAGTTCAACGCCATATTAGTCCAGAAGTCGTTCATTAGATTATTTTAGAATATTTTCCACCATCAGTTGCTAGAAAACTACCCTTCATTTCCATATATTCAAACATTAAAAAGTTAGCTGCGTCAATTAAATATTCTGGATTTCCAGATTCTTCGTAAGCATTGATTCTGAATAGAGCATTTTGTAATTCATCTCTTTGAGTCCTGACGTCTTGTTTAGTTTTTCTAAGATTACCATATTTATAGTGAGAAGTTATGACTCTATTTTTCATTCCATCAACAAAATCTTTATCATAGCAGTTGTCTAATATTTTCCAATTATCCATTATTAACCTCGTCTATCCACCAACGCCTCAACTAACGTCAGCGCATTGAGCTTTATCATGGCATCCATATTCTCATTAGACAACCCTAGCAAATACTTGCAATACCTATCCATTAACGTCTTGATACGTCCCTCTCGGGCTTCGCTAATCTCATTTGGTCTCATTATCATTCGTAGTCTCCGTCGGTATAGCCTAAGTAATTTGACTTAATACTTGATAAAGTCCGTTAGATAATCTTGAAACTTGTTCTTCTTTTAATTGACCATCATTAAAAACAACATCAACGCAATGTAATAACTCATGTACAAAAGTTTCTTCATACTTTTCTCGACTACGTTTCATACCAGATGGATTGCTATTCGACAATCTCATTTCAAGTAAATCATGGTCAGCTTGCCCTGCGTACTCATTTGCTTGGTTAAACTTATAATCCTTTAACACTTTATAAGTAAACCCCCCAATTTTAATACTCGACGGAATCTTCATTTAATTCTCCTTGGTATAGCCTAGTGTAGGAAAAGATTTAACCTAAAATTTAGTAGTAGTTTTAGAGAGGGGTTAATACTTGCGCTACCCCACCCCCTTCCCCGATTCTTTAATCCCCGACGGGAGTTATGTCGATAACCTCGCCATCAGTCTGCCCCTCGTCGACCGTCGAGCCTGCGCTGCCTAGTGCCTTCAGCTCAGCGAGGATTGAGCCTAACTTGGAGACGTCTGCTGC